AGTGGGCAATAAACTAGGAACCCCTACTATTAAAATTATTATTGATGATTATGTTGTACTCTACGAAGGTGCCGCTATTGAATTATTTGAAAGAGAGTTTGATTTAAACTTGGGCGAGCACGAATTGAAGATAGTTCACTACGGTAAAACAGATGAAGATCACATATATAATCCAGACGGCTCCATTGCAGTAGATAAGTACGTTTATATAAAAAGAATTACTATCGATAAAGTTACTTTATTAGATAAAGAATTACAAAGTGGACAATTTTGGCCTGTATATAGTAAATCGTATATTGATACTATAGTTGCAAAAAATCAAGAATTGCCTAGATTTATAAGTCCAAACTTATATTTAGGACATAATGGTATTTGGAAATACACTTTTTTTAACCCGTTCGTAGAGTGGGTTATTGAAAATAGAAAACTAGGACCTAATTTAGAAAATACTATTTTTAAAACCAGCAATAATATATTAAAAGAAGCCAAAGACTTTTTCTTAAATGCGCCAGATCTTTAATTTAGACACCATCGACGAATATCAAATTGAGATAACTAGCTACTGTAATGCTGCTTGTCCACAATGCCCACGAAATAATTTAGGAACAGGCATTAATCCTTATATGCCTTTAGTGCATTTAGATCGTAATATTATTAACGATTCATTTACTACAGAACTATGCACTAATCTTAGACAGGTGTTCTTTTGCGGAAGTTATGGGGATCCAATTATGCATCCCGAGTTTTTAGATATTCTCAGTGATTTTAGACGCAAAAATCCAACACTGTGGCTGTATATACATACCAACGGCGGAGTACACGATATAAAATATTGGCAAGAAGTTGCTAAGATTTTCAACGGGTACGGTCAAATTGATTTCGGTATAGATGGACTAGAAGATACTTTACATTTGTACCGGCGCAATGTAAAATACAGCAAAGTTATAGAAAATGCAACAGCATTTATCTCTGCAGGAGGAAAGGCTCAATGGAACTTTATTGTTTTCAAACACAATGAACATCAAGTTGAAATGGTTCGACAGTTAGGCAAAGAACTAGGATTTTTTAATGTGCTTGTTCGTAAAACTGGTCGTTTCTTAAATTTTCAAAATTTAACTGAAATGGCTGCATGGCCTATTGCAAAATCAGACTTTGTCATTGAACCACCGAGTAACGATGAATACAGAAATAAAAGTATGATGTTATTGCCTACCTTAAAGAAGCAATACACAGATATAGAAGAATATTTCAAAACTACCCCCATTGAATGTGATGCATTATTAGGTAAAAAAGTTGCAATTAATGCAGAAGGATTAGTTCTTCCTTGCAATTTCTTTAATCATAATTTATACGATGCCAGATTTAGGGATAATAGCTTGCCCGGAGCAAACTCATTAAGCACTGTTGACGGTAAAAATCAAGTCAGAACATTCTTAGAATCGTATGGATTAGAAAATTTATCCATTAAACATAGGTCATTGACAGAAATTTTTGATAATGTTTTTTGGACAGATTTAATTAATTCGTTTACTAATAGTAACAGATTATTTGAGTGTGCAATGACTTGCGGAACAAAATTTACAAAAGTATGGGATCAAGGAGGATCCAAAAAATGAAAGTTTTAGTTACAGGTGGTAATAGAGGGCTTGGGTTAGAGCTGGTCAAAAACTTAAATGGCACTAGCATCAGTAGAGAAGATGGCATAGATATTACCCGAGATCATAAACAAATTGCTGAAGCCAGCTTGAATTATGATGTGTTTATCAATAATGCCTTCGATGGACCCCCACAAGAGGACTGGGCAAACTTTGCACAGACAAATGTCTATATGGCAGTATACGATACATGGTCTGCTGCTAGAAAAAATGGTCATATATTTAATATTGGCAGTGTAGGTATGAAGACTGTTGTTGCTCCTGAACCCCGATTTGAAACATATCGTGTAAGTAAAGCAGCGTTAGAACATGCTAGCAAGCAAGGCACTCAAGCATTTAAACAAAACAAAGTGCCTTTTAAAACAACATTAATTACGTTAGATAGACTAGATACGGAGTTATCCAGGAGTCGATCAAATTGGACTGGCAACGGAATCGGTTTAACTGACGTATATAATTTTATCAATTATGGATTAAACGTAAACTCAAATACTTGCATTGAAGAAATAACATTTTATTGTAACTTAGACTATTTGGCATAAATTAAAGTACACATCATGGAATCTCCACAAATACAATATGACTTGGTTATTCGAAGGCTCAGAGGTTGAGAATTTACCCGACAGTTGTGTTGGATTTGTATATCTTATCACAAACAAAATATCAAACAAAAAATACATTGGCAAAAAACTGGCAAAATTCAGTAAAACTACTCAAAGAACAGTAAAATTAAAAAACGGCACTAAAAAGAAAAAGAAAATTCGCTCAAAAGTCGATTCAGACTGGAGAGATTATTATGGCTCAAGTCCTGAGTTACAAACAGATGTACAAACATTAGGCTCAGACAATTTTACCAGAGAAATACTTTACTATTGTAATTCCAAAGCAATTTGTAGTTATATTGAAGCAAGAGAACAATTTACCAGGCGTGTATTAGAATCAGACGAATATTACAACGGCATAATCAATTGTCGTATCCATGGCTCCCATATAAAAAATAAATTAAGCATTTAAGACTCGCACAAGTCAATATCATGTGCCCTAGACCTGGATCTCGGATCGCAGGGATGGAAGACTCACCGTGCTAGTGAGCACTCAACCACTACCCGAAAGGATGACGATTGCCAATGCCGCAATTTGGTTGTTTGAAAAGGATTAACAGGCTAAAAAAGACGTAGCAGTGATGCTACACGGTTTATATGTATGTTAGCGTATAGATATAAACCTGCCGTTGTGATAAGAACTGAGCTCGAGGTACCGGACAACCGCCTCTGTAACTGCTTTAACGCTAATGACTGTGCTACTCGGATGAAGCATTATCATTTTTGCCCTGTGCGGGCAAAGTGTGACTGATTAATCTGGATGAAACTTATATCGCTTCGCTCTTAAGAAATAACAATAGATCACTGAGCGACAGCGAAAGTGATAGATGTGCGTAGCACATCTTTAAAGAATGATAATATTGCTGTTTTTAGAAAAAGGGCAGCCCCGTTTCCTTTGTGGTATTAATGTTGTCTTCGATAATACCATTAATGATTTCTCTTTCTTGAAAACTTATTTCCAAAGCTTCGCTATAAGTTATTCCACCTCTCATATGCCAACAAATTTTTAATATATTCTTCTTAAGGGCTTTTGAATCTTTGTCGAAATCTTTGATCATTTCAACAATTGATTCATTGTCTAAACTCAAAAGCCTTATGCGAAAAAACTTGCTTGCTCGAAAACTAATGGGGTTTCATAGGGTTTGTTACAGTCTTCGTGTTCACACGTTATAGGAACTTTTTTAAGTGGGCTTTGTTCTCCAAAGCTTTCTAACTTTGATTTAACTGAGTCCCACACTGTTTTATTGCAATTTTGAAAGAATTCATGAATCTGATCAGGATCTTCTACTACAACACCTTCTTCTGTTTTAACTCCAGCTACACTTTTACTGATTTGTTCTACTGTAAGAGTTAATAATCTTTGAAAAACAACATTGAATTTTGCTAATTTTTCTTCCTCACTCAACGAGTCATCTCCCACCACAGATAATAATCGTTGATGCTCGTAGTTTTCTAAACTGGCTTTGTTAAATTGTTGGTAATCATGAGGCTTGATATAAATTTCCAGCCCTTCTACTTTTATAGTAGAATCGAAATCAGGACAGGTTATCTGCGACGACAATGCGCCTAGATCCGCAGTGTTTTCATTTTTTCTTTGACAATGGGGACAAACACTGACAAACTCCATGCCTGGACCATATGTTGCATGACGTATGGCTATCAGTACCGCATCTAAGTCGACAGCGGGCATTTTCCATGCATCTTTGATAGCAGGTACACAACTTTGTATAACGTCCACAGTGCTTTGTCCATTTAACAATGCATCGGGAGTTTTTAATATTAGCTCATCTTTGGCTGTCATTGGGTAAACAGGTAGTTCCCCGGTAACTGGTAGTTCTAAACTGCCCGGTGGGTACCAACGTCCATGACTGGGTAATTTAAGATATAATTGAGGCTGTCTAAAATGTTTAGCCAAAGGATTAGCACTATTAACCATATTTTATTCCAATAAATATATTAATACTTATCTTGGTAAATTTACAAAAAATAGATTATGGATGAAAGAACACAACAACTGCTGGAAAAACTTGGGTTAACAGCCAATAACACCACTGGTGCGATGCAGCAGCTAATTTCTGCATTGAGTAAAACTGCATCAGCCAGTAACAATCAAACTAATGCAGCCACGTTGACTGCACAATCTTTACAACAATTGCAGGGTAGTTCTAGTAGACTCGCATCGGGTTTCGGTGCTGTTTTAAGTGTGGGCACTGGTTTTGTAAGTGGTTTAACAAGTTTAACAGCTACTATATACGGTGCAGACAAAGCTTTTTCCAGTGTTATTCCTACTTTAAGTTTCATTACTAATACTTTTACTAAAAGTGTTACAGCAGCTGGCACAGTATTGAGTGGTTTTTCTGTTAAGGGTCTTAGCTTTGGTAGAGCCAGTGAAGCAGCAGCCGCAGGAGTAGCAGCTACAGCTGAAATTTTGTCGGATGTTATTAAATTTCAAATTGAAAGTGCTCAAAAAGTATCTGATCAATTTCAAGAACTGACCAAAGTTGGTGCAACATTTGGCGGCAGTATAGGAAGAATGGGTGCAGTTGCAGCAGAGTTACGTATACCGTTACTACAGTTTGGTAGAGTCATTACCGGTAACATAGAATCGTTGAGTAAAATGGGAGGTTCGATAACTGATGCGGGAGCTAGAGTAGTTAGTTTTGGCATGGATCTTTACGATAACGAGGACACTTTACTGGCCTTATACGGTAGCATAGAAAATATAAATTCTGGAGTAGCAGATTTCATGGCCATGCAAGCCGGTATAGGCAAAGCTGAGACTGTTGACTATATTGCACAACGGAACGCAGTTAAAGAGTATTTGGTCAGACAAAAAGAATTAACAGCATTAACGGGGCAAAGTGCAGATGCTCTTAAAAAAGCAGAAGAAAAACGTCAAACAGATTTAGCTTATCAATTGCAACTTAGATCTGAGACTGGCAAAGATACAAAAAACAATATGGCTGAAGCGTTTGCAATAGCAGGAGCCAAATTCAATGAGGAAGCTGCACAATATTTGCAAGCTTATTATTCTGGCAAAGTAGGTCCCGAAATGGAAAAATTTGAATCAATGAATCAAGAAGTTGCCCAGGCTATGCGTTTTCTGTCAGACAATCGGAATTTAGACGCAACTGAATTTAAACGACAGGTTGGACAGTATTTACAACAAAATGCAGACTCTTTTATGGCTTTTGCTGAAAGTAGAAGAGATTTGGCACAGTTGCCACAGGACCAAATGCCTGACGTTGTGAGATCTCAAGTTAATATGGGATCTGCACTGATTAAAAATATGGATTTTTTCCGAGATGCAAGTTCTACAATGGAAAGACTGATAGCTGAAGGTGGGAGATTGCGAGATACAATGACTGACCCTGCTACTAAAACATTTGTTGATGCTGAAAGAGATCGAGCTAAAGTTCAAAGAGAAATTGATTCAACGGTATTAACTAATATGCAAAATATTGGAGGTACTATACGATATTTAAATGACATGACTTTGTCTATAGTAAAAACACAGAAAAGCGTTAATGAACTATTGGAAGATCTTAAAAAAATGCCAATGCAAGCACAAAAATTTAACGACGCCGTTGGGGGTATTGTGGATGGCATTTTTAAAAGAATGGGCATAGACCTTCCTCCTAATAGATCAGAACGTGGATCAGGATCAGACGCTCTATCAATACTGCGAGACATTTTTTCAGGAAATCGAAATATTCCAGTGTCAGTGAATCCAGGCCAATCTCCAATTCCTGTGACTGTGGTTTCTAATCCATCGTCGGCAGCTCCTGCTGCCCCGGCCACTCCAGCTGGTACATCAGTATCTCAAGCACCTGCTGTTTCTGACATAGTTGCTACAAAATTGGCATCATTATCAACCGAAAATGAATCTCGTAATTTAGCGGCTGATATTACTAGATTACAAACACAAATTGCATCATTGGTTACTGCAAATAATAACAACGAACAAATGGTAGCAGCACTGACTGATCAGAATGGGTTAATGGAAACATTGAATGACAAAATGGCAGAACTAGTAGATGCTAATAGAAGCATATTCAATGCATTGGCTTAATTTTTAGGTAAATATCTGACTGGAGAAAAGTTTTAATGTCTTGGAAAAAGTATTTTAGGGTAGCAAATGTAGCTGGAGCAGTAAGTCCTATTAATGGCTCTCAAGCTCAAAATATGACCTATAGAAATTATCAAAGCAACTTACCTGAAGTTTATATAGGTCATCCCAATAGAATTGAACGTTATAACCAGTACGAACAAATGGACATGGACAGTGAAGTCAATGCTGCATTGGACATTTTGGCTGAATTTAGCACTCAAAGCAATGAAGAAAACGGCACAGCTTTTAAATTTTATTGGAAAGAACAGCCCACAGACAACGAAGTTAAGATTATTCGTGAACAGTTGACACAGTGGGTTAGCTTAAATGAGCTTAACAAAAGAATATTTAAAATGTTTCGAAACACTATCAAGTATGGTGATCAAGTGTTTATTCGTGATCCAGAAACATTTAAACTGTTTTGGGTAGAAGTTAGTAAAGTTGTCAAAGTTATTGTAAATGAAGCAGAAGGCAAAAAGCCTGAACAGTATATTCTCAAAGATATTGCTCCAAATTTTGAAAATTTAACAGCTACAACTATCAATACCAGTGATGTTAATGTTAATCATCCACAAGTAGGTGGCGGCAGTGGTGCATATATCCAACCAAAAAATCCAATCGGTGGCGGGTCAAGATTCAGTCATGCTCAAAATGAAGCAGCAGTAAATTCTGAACATATTGTGCATTTAACGTTGACAGAGGGATTAGATTTCAGCTGGCCTTTTGGTAACAGCGTATTAGAAAATGTGTTCAAAGTATTCAAACAAAAAGAATTACTAGAAGATGCTATCATTATCTATCGTGTACAGCGAGCACCAGAACGTAGAATTTTTTACATTGATGTAGGTAACATGCCCAGTCACATGGCCATGGCCTTTGTTGAACGAGTTAAAAACGAAGTGCATCAGCGCCGCATACCTACACAAACAGGTGGCGGTCAGAACATGATGGATGCCACATATAATCCTTTGAGCACTAACGAAGATTATTTCTTTCCCCAAACAGCAGAAGGTCGCGGCAGCAAAGTTGATACACTGCCAGGCGGTAGTAATTTGGGGGAAATTACAGACCTACATTTCTTCACTAATAAACTATTCCGCGGACTAAGAATCCCCAGCAGCTATTTGCCAACAGGATTGGATGACGGAACCAGTAACCCAAATTCATTCAGTGACGGTAGAGTAGGAACTGCGCTGATTCAAGAATGGCGATTTAATCAATACTGTATGCGCTTACAGCGTATGATCTGTGAAAAATTAGATCAAGAGTTCAAATTATTCCTTCGTTGGAGGGGTATTAATATTGACAGTAATTTGTTTGAATTACAGTTCAATGAACCGCAAAACTTTGCCAGTTATCGTCAGGCTGAAGTAGATCAGGCTAGAATCGGATCGTTTACGCAATTGGAAGCTTTTCCGTATTTGAGCAAACGCTTCTTATTAACAAGATATCTTGGATTAACAGAAGAAGAAATAGCCGACAATGAACGTATGTGGGCCGAAGAGCAAGGGGACGTAGACAAAGCACCGCCAGGTGAAGCAGGTCTACGTAGTATTGGCATTAGTCCAGGCGGATTAGATGCTGATTTAGAAGCAGCAGCACCACCAGCAGAGGGCGAAGCAGGTGCTGCACCACCAGCAGAAGTAGGAGCGCCAGCACCCGGGGCAGCAGCGGCAGCAGCACCAGCGCCTACTGGAACCCTATGATTTTAATAAATTGGTAAATACCTGATGCAGCTCTTAGAACTTTATAATGAGATTCCGGACGGTTATCGTAGTGAAAAAGACGATAATAGTGTCATTAAAATTGATGACACTAGAAAAACACGATTAACTTTGGACCGATTGAATAAACTTCGCATTATGAACGACACTAGAAAATTAGAGCATGAAAAGAAACTGGAAAAAGTTTCCACTCAGTATAAATCAGCAGCTGAAGCCAGTGCTGGGCTTTAATTATTTTTTAAAAACATTCAAAAAACGCCCATTTAACCCATTAAATGCTCATATTCTGTAAATAACTATACAGAATTCACAAACATATTTTTAAAAGGAACACAAATATGTCAAAATATGAGCAACTAATTGAATACATTATTAACGAGCAAGAAGATAAAGCTCGCGAACTTTTCCACCAAATTGTGGTTGAAAAATCGCGTGATATCTACGAGTCGTTAATCGACGAGCAAGATCTTGAAGAAGTCGGTGGAAATGAAGTCGAATCTATGGTAGACGAAATCACTGGTGACGAAGAAGGAATGCAAGAAGCCGAAGACGACATGGGCGATGACGAAGAAGACATGGACGCTGGCGATGACATGGGCGATGAAGAAGACATGGAAATGGACGCTGGCGATGACATGAGCGGTGACGATGACATGGGTATGGCCGGCGGCGACGACATGGAAAATCGTGTCATGGACCTTGAAGATGCGTTAGATGAACTTAAAGCAGAATTTGATGCTTTAATGGGTGGTGGCGATGACATGGGCATGGATGGTGACGACATGGGCATGGACGACGGTATGGGCATGGGTGACGATGAAGGCGACGAAGATATGGGCGAAAATCTTATCGTAGTCCCTACAGGTGAAACAAATCCTCACGACATGGGGGATTATGACGAATCAGTCTACGAAGCTAAAAAGTCTAAAAAAGAAGAAATGCTTAAAGACAAAGACAAAAAAGCCAAAAAGATGACTGAAGCTGAATGGATCCGCGAATACGTGGAAAAAATTGGTGAGCCATTCCCAGGAAAGAATACAGAAACAGGTGAAGTTGGTGCAGGTGGCACAGCCAGTTTGAACACTAAATCCATTGTTGCTGGTAAAAACGATATGGGCGGCACTGCTTCCAATATCGCTAAAGGTGGCGCAGAGTCTGATCCAAGTGGAACACCAAATAAAAAGCCCAGCGGTCTTTTAAAAGGCGGTTCTGACTTAATTGGTAAAGTACAAAACAGTCCAGGTGCTAATGCTGGTAAAACAGCTTATAAGAGCAAAGCTCCTGCTGCATCTAAGACAGAAGCAGGTGGAACTAACGACAAAAGTCCGTTAGCTAAGTAAGGCAAATATTGTGCGCGGATTAATAAGAGAACACTTATCGTTTGACAATGCTAGAATGGAAGTTCTAGCAGAAGCTAGTGCTGATGGCCAAGGTAAGAATCTCTACATGAAAGGTATATTCGTTCAAGGCGGTGTTAAAAACGCTAATCAACGAGTATACCCTGTACAAGAAATATCGCAAGCAGTAGATTCTGTCAATAAACAACTTAAGGAAGGTTATAGCGTTTTAGGCGAACTAGACCATCCTGACGATTTAAAAATTAACTTAGACCGTGTGTGCCATATGATCACAGAAATGTGGATGGATGGACCAAATGGTTTTGGTAAATTAAAGATTCTTCCAACTCCAATGGGTAAACTGGTGGAAGCCATGTTAACCTCGGGAGTGAAGTTAGGAGTGTCCAGCAGAGGTAGCGGCAACGTTAACGAAAGCTCGGGCCATGTTAGTGACTTTGAAATAGTCACAGTTGATATAGTTGCACAACCTAGTGCCCCAAATGCATATCCAAAAGCTGTTTACGAAGGGCTTATGAACATGCGCCATGGACACAAAGTTTTCGAAATGGCAAAAGATGCCGGTGCAAATCAAAAAATCCAGAAGTATTTTCAAGAGGAAGTAAAACGCCTCATAAAAGACTTAAAAATATAAAAGGAAAAATGATCCATGTTTGATGCTATCAAGCCATTAATCGACAGTGGTATCATTAACGAAGACACCAAGCAAGCTATCAGCGAAGCTTGGGAATCTAAGTTAAATGAAGCACGTGAACAACTTCGCGCAGAAATTCGCGAAGAGTTTGCTAACCGCTATGAACACGACAAAGGTGTAATGGTCGAAGCTCTAGACAAAATGGTCACAGAAAGTCTACAGTCAGAAATTCGTGAGTTTGCAGAAGAGAAAGAGCAACTAGCTGCTGATCGTGTACGTTTTAACAAACGTATGCAAGAAAGTGCTGGAAAATTTGATCAATTCCTAGTTGGAAAACTAGCAGAAGAAATCAAAGAATTGCGTAGCGATCGCAAAGTTCAAAAAGAAAGCGTAAGCCGTCTAGAGAAATTTGTTATCCGTGCTCTTGCTGAAGAAATTCAAGAATTTGCTAAAGATAAACAAGATGTAGTTGAAACAAAAGTTAAATTAGTTCGTGAAGCAAAAACCAAGCTTGACCAATTACAGAAATCTTTTGTTACAAAATCTGCTGCTCTTGTAAAAGAATCTGTGGCTAACAAGCTAGAGTCAGAATTGACTCAACTAAAAGAAGACATCCAAACTGCTCGCGAGAACAATTTTGGTCGTCGACTATTCGAAGCTTTTGCCAGCGAATTTGCGATTACTCATTTAAATGAGAATCAACAAATCGCTAAACTATCAAAAGCATTAGAACAAAAAGAAGCAATGATTGCAGAAGCTAAAAAGTCTGCTGCTGAAAAATCTGCTTTAGTTGAATCAAAAGACCGTGAAATCCGTATCATTAAAGAATCTCAAGAACGTCAACAAGTAATGAGTGACTTAATGAAACCATTGAATAAAGAGAAGCAGGCTGTAATGAGCCAACTTCTTGAAACAGTGCAGACTAACAAATTGCAATCTGCATATGAAAAGTATCTACCCGCAGTTCTAAATAATTCTGTTGCACCAAAAGCTGAAAAAGCTCAAGTGTTAGCTGAATCCAGAGTAGAAGTGACAGGAGATAAATCTGCTAAGGTCGCCGTTGAATTTGATCATAATAATGTGATCGAAATTAAACGTTTAGCAGGGCTTAAGTAAACCCTAATAAGGAAAGAAAAAAATGACACAAGCACTATTAGAAGGCCGTTGGGGCGAAACAAAAGACGCCCTGCTAGAAGGTCTTAACGGTTCACGTAGAACCACTATGGGCGTTATCTTAGAAAACACCCGTAAGCACTTAGCTGAAGCTGCAACAGCTGGAGCAACAAGCGCAGGTAACGTAGCTACACTTAACCGTGTTATTCTACCAGTTATTCGTCGTGTAATGCCTACAGTTATTGCTAACGAAATCGTTGGTGTTCAACCAATGACTGGACCTGTTGCACAGATCCACACATTACGTGTTCGTTATGCTGAAACAACCAATGTAACTGCACCAAGTCCATTTGAGACAGGTACAACAGCAGGTGATGAAGCACTAAGTCCATTCAAGATTGCTACAGCATATTCTGGTTCTTTGACAACCGGTCGTGCTACTAGCACATCTTCGTTAGAAGGTCAACCAGGCCGTAAGATCAACGTACAGATCTTAAAACAAGTTGTTGAAGCCAAAACTCGTAAGTTAAGCGCTCGCTGGACATTCGAGGCTGCACAAGATGCACAATCTATGCATGGCCTAGACATTGAAGCAGAAATCATGGCTGCTCTAGCACAAGAAATTACAGTTGAGATTGATCAAGAAGTTCTTGGTTCTCTACGTGCTCTTTCTGCTACAGACTTCGCTTATGACCAAGCTGCTGTTTCTGGTACTGCTACATTCGTTGGTGACGAACACGCTGCTTTGGCTGTTCTTATCAATCGTGCAGCTAACTTGATCGCTCAGCGTACACGTCGTGGTGCTGGTAATTGGGCTGTTGTAAGTCCAGCTGCATTGACTGTTCTACAGTCTGCAACAACCAGTGCTTTCGCTCGTACAACAGAAGGTACATTTGAAGCTCCAACAAATACAAAGTTTGTTGGTACACTAAACGGAGCAATGCGTATTTACGTAGACAGCTATGCTAGCGATAGCACAGCCGTTCTAGTTGGATACAAAGGTTCGTCAGAGGCTGATGCCGCAGCATTCTACTGCCCATACATTCCTCTAATGAGTTCTGGCGTTGTTCTAGATCCAACAACATTCGAACCAGTCGTAGGCTTTATGACTCGTTACGGATATGTTGAATTAACAAACACAGCATCGTCTCTAGGCAATGCTGGTGATTACTTAAGCGAGATTAGCGTAGCTAACCTATCATTCCAGTAATCAAGAGTTTACTTACCACTCGGGATGGGAAGACACTAAAGGGCCGCAAGGTCCTTTTTTGTTGAGTATACGATAAATATTATCGTACTATGATTCTCGTGAGCGCCACTCCGGGTAGCCTAGAACGCTAACATAAAGGAATAAATGAAATGGCAAAATTAAAAATACAACACACAAGAACAGGCGCCGCTGGATTTGAACAAGGCGCTACAATTGTCACAGACAGCTTTGTAAGTCCAACACAGATCAATGGCACGAACATTGGTGGTACTGGCGGTGACTTAGATCAAACAGTACCAACTATCCGTTGCAGCTTCTTAAGAGACACTGGCGGTGCAGTTGATACAGGTTATATTATCTTCCAAAAAGGAATGCGTAAGTTTGAAGTTAATAACTCTGCAGAAGCAAATACAACTGTTGCTTCGTTGGTAAATGCTATTGCAAGTGAATTGACTACTGCAAACACAATGACTATATTAGCAAATGTAACAACTGTACTTGGTGCTAATACTGCTAACATTGGAACAGGTGGCGGTGGATATACTGATAATAGAGCTTTTGCTTATGTAACATGGACAGCAGCTAACGTATCTGGTTATACTACTCCAAGCACAGAACATCAACTTTCTGGTACAGGACTAACTGGAAATGTTACTATTGTTGCTGTAAACAGTGCAACTAACGTCACTGTTAGCTGTGCATCACAGACTGTAAGCGCAGCTCAAGGTACAGTGACAGAACAATTCAACGTTTCACGAATCAGCAATAAATTTGTTTCGGAATGGGACAACACAAAATGGCGTTACTACTTAGGTACACCATATTCTGATGGTGTAACAGTATTGAATTCGCAACCAGCATGGCAAGCAGTAACACTTGTTCGTGTAGACAATGCTTGATTAATTTAAATTAATCCAAAAATAGGCTGGCAACAGCCTATTTTTTTCTTTGAAAAAGAGTTAATTATTATTTTGAATAAATACTCTAAACGAGAGTCTCTATGGGCGCAAGCAAAAGAATTAATACTGGTAATTATACTATAACAACGTTTCCCAATGACGGTAATCCTTTGGGAAATGTGGATATCACTACCAACACATTAATGGTATATGGTAATCTTAAGGTTACCGGAACTACTACCAATGTTCAAGCATACGATACCACACTTTCTATTTTTAGACTAAATGCTAATTTAACAGTGGCCAATGCACCGGCACCTGGATTTAGCGGAATTGAAAACAAAAGAGGAAGTCAACCCAGTGTTGGTTTATATTGGGCTGAAGACGGAATTTTTCAAGGTCAATGGATAGCTAACAACTCTGTGGGAAATGCCGGACCGATATTAACCAGTTACAATGTAAAAGTTAATCAAACTACTAGTAATCCAATCGGAAACGTGGGATATACAGTAGTCAGCGGTAACACAGCAGGAACTGGCGGTAGTGGATTATTTGTTAATGCCGGAACTAGTTCAGCTGAACTAGTTACAACTTTGGGCGCAAAAAAATACGCAATAATTTTTGGATAAACTATGTCTTTACAAAGCACTTTATTAACTACATCACCGGGAGCAGTATATACCAGCGCTGGTAATACTGCGGCAATGACTATCTATTTTACAAACTATTCTTCGAGTAATGTTGCAGCTTTTAGCTTATGGGCTGTAAAAAACGGAGATATTCCTGAAAATAAAAACATTTTGTATGTTAATGTAACAGTGCAACCTGGGGATACATATTTGGCTAGTACAGAAAGATTATTATTAGATAATAATGATGAACTTTATGCTAATACCACAGCAAATACTACCATGTCAACTACTTTAACTTATACAAAAATATAAAAGATTTAAGACCATGGGACAATTAATTAAGAACACAGAGTTAGATATTAACACAATAAATGCAGCGGTGTTGACTGCAAATAATAGTCCCGTATTGACTGTGGCTAACAGTACTTTTGACAATGTCATTTATGTAGCAAAAAACGGAAATGATGCTAACGACGGCAGAAGTTTAGCTACACCAAAACTTACTATTGCTGGTGCAATGGCTATAGCTACATCAGGCACAGGAGTTAAAGTTGCCAGTGGAACTTATACTGAAGCTATGCCTTTTATAATTCCTGCTAATGTTGCTCTATTAGGTGACGATCTTCGTAGTGTGTTTGTTCAACCATCGGGTGGAACAGGTGACATGTTCTACATGAAAGGCGGCAGTTACGTTTGGGGTATCACTGTTAGAAACTATACAGGAAAAGCATTTAGCTTCCCTCCTGATTTATCAGCAGGAGAAATTTTTGTAAGCCCCTACATTCAAAATGTAACAAGTTTTACAACTACCGGTACTACCGTATATATCGACGGAGACTTAGTGCCTGGAACAAATTCTACTAGAGCATTTATTTTAGGATTTATTACCAATATTAACCGCGGTGGATACGGACTAGTAATGGTGAACAGATCCTACAGTCAAGCAGTTAACGTTTATACCATTGCCTGCGAAACTGGAATTTGGGTACAATCGGGCAGTTTCTTAACATTGAACGGCAGCGATTGTGGAATCGGTAATGTTGGATTAAAGGCGGAAGGTTTTAGCTCTCAGTTCACTGGTAATGTATTAGGTAATATTCAAATAGGGGAAACTTCTTGCAACATTGCTTATATGTCAAACTCCCCAAGAACAAATAATGGATTGTTATTTGCTGGCGATCCTAATATGTATTTTATTACTACATTCAGTAATATTACTGCTTTAGTTGGAAATACCTATGGTAATGTGTGGAATGTGAACATTTCGTCTAGATTTAGCACCAATACCGGAAATATTATTTCGAATGGCACTGGAGTAAGCGGATATCAAGTAAGCACTATTAGCGCCAGTGCTCATACGTTTGAGTATGTAGGGGCAGGTACTAATCCGGCAAATGCATTACCTCAGTACGGAGGTATACCTATCCCAGAACGCGAAGTAGTAGAATTAAATTATGGTAGAGTTAATTGGACTAGCACTGATCAAAAAGGCGATTTTAGAATAGGTCCCGGCCTTGCGGTAGTTAGGGCTACCGGAACAATCGAGGGAGATGATTTTAATCGAAGCTTATTCGCAGTCATGACCCCGTATATTCTATCAATTGAAGGATAATAAAAATGGCAACACCTATTAATACGTTTAAAACAGTAACAGCAAATCTTACAACATCAGGCAATAATATAATGTATACTGCACCCCCTATTACGTCTACAATTATATTAATGGCACAGGTAACAAATGTTGGAAATTCAACAGAGGAAGTTACTGCAAGTCATTATGATGGTACTAGTGTGACCACTGAATTAGTGAAGAATTTTTCTGTTCCGGTAGCAGATGCAGTTGGTGTTCTTGTGGGAAAATTAGTTTTAACGGCAGGTCAAAGTTTTCTAGCTTCAGCTAGTGCCAATTCTGCTCTTAAGCTAACTTTAAGTTTATTAGAAACAAAGTAAAATATGTCTAAAAAGATAAGTGACAACATCATAAGCGGACGAGTTCCGAAAACACCGAGTGCTAATGCTGATCCAGGTAGATATACATACTTAAATCTGCAAAACGCAGAACCAGATTTGGGTTTACCAGCGGGCAATGCTTATGTATTAACAGGTAATGTTGATGGCGCACGTATTTGGGCTAACATAGCAGATCTTATCAGTGAAGGCGGGGGGTTGTCTGGTAACATTAATGTTAACGGTGGCGGATCATTTGGTGGAAATGTAGAAGCCAACGGCAGTGGTCTATTTGGTGGAAATGTACAAGCCAACGGCAGTGGTCTATTTGGCGGTAACGTTAGTGCCAATGGTTCTGGATCATTTGGCGGCAATCTTAATGTTAATGGTTCTGGATCATTTGGCGGAAATATCAGTGCCAATGGAGACGGAAACTTCGGTGGAAATATTAATGCCAATGGAGATGCTAGGATTGGCGGAAACATCAGCGCCAACGGAGACGGAGTATTTGGCGGAAATGTTACAGCCAATGGAGACGGAAACTTTGGCGGAAATATTAATGCCAATGGCGATGGAAATTTTGGTGGTAATGTAAACGCTAATGGCGATGGAAATTTTGGTGGTAATGTAAACGCCAATGGCGATGGAAATTTCGGCGGTAATTTAAATGTAAACGGTAGTGCATTTTTTGGTAATGATGTTATTGTTACTGGTAACTTAACTGCCAACGGATTAACTGTAAATTACAGTGGTACTTTTGGTACTACCTTATGGGCTGGCGGCGGAATACAAAATACAGTACTAGGAAATCTACAACCAATTCCAGGTGCAAATGTAAATGTAGCAAATATAGGTGGTATTCAATATACTGGTAATACTATTTCAAGTTTAAACACCACTGCTAATATTAATTTAGCACCCGGAGTTTCAAAATTAGTTAATATTCAAACAGTGGGGGCATTAGGTCTTCCTGCAGGTAGTACAGGTGATAGATCAAGTATCACAACACCTGGTGCAGTAAGGTATAACAGCGATACAACTGTAGTTGAATATTATAATGGCACTCAATGGATTCCGGTATCCGGGCTAGTAACAAGTCAAAATATACAAGGTAATGGTGCTGCTTCTTATCCTTTAGTTGCACAAACTACAACCACAGCTGGAGTTTTGGCTATACAAGGCGGAATACGATTCTTAGTGCCAAATGTTGATTATACTATTACTACAAATGTAATTACTTTTGCATCTAACTTATATGTGTCGGATTCGAACGTCGATATTAGATTTTTGAGCGCAGGGCAGACTACTGTGATTGCCAGCGCGGCAGGTGCAAACACTCAAGTAATGTTTAACGATGCTGGTGTTTTGGGAGGATCTACTGGATTAACCTTTCAAAAACCTGCAAACTTATTAACAGTCAGCGGGAATGTTGACGCAAGTTATTTCTTAGGAAACGGTGCTTTACTGTCTGGATTGCCAGGCGGAACCAGTTTAATTAACGGTAACAGTAATGTTGTTGTTTACAATAATGGTAATGTAACAACTAGTATTCGAGGAACATCTAATGTTGTTGTAGTCAGTGCAAATGGAATTTTTGCCACTGATTATTTTTATTCCAATGGAGTTAGATCAGTTGGTCCACAAGGTCCCAGAGGACCACAAGGGCCACAAGGACCTTCTGGAGTTTCTGGTCCACAAGGAGTTCAAGGCGCACAAGGACCACGCGGACCTTCGGGTGTTCAAGGACCACAAGGACCAATCGGTCCACAAGGCGCACAAGGACCTTCTGGAGTTCAAGGACCACAGGGTGTTGAAGGCGCACAAGGACCACAAGGACCACAAGGACCAATTGGTCCACAAGGTCCTAGAGGACCACAAGGAATAGGAACACAAGGTCCACAAGGTCCACAAGGAGTTGTAGGAACACAGGGACCGCAGGGACCACAAGGCATAGGAGTGCAAGGACCACAAGGTCCGACTGGTACTCAAGGCCCTAGGGGTCTTCAAGGACCACAAGGACCAACAGGAGAAACTGGAGTTGGCACACAAGGACCACAGGGACCACAAGGTCCACAAGGCCCACAAGGGCCAATTGGTAACTTAGGGGCGCAGGGACCACAAGGACCTTCAGGGCCACAAGGACCTGGCGGCACTGGGCCACAAGGTCCACAAGGTCCACGCGGACCACAAGGTCCATCTGGGCCAGATGGTGCTGCTAGTAGTGTTCCAGGACCACAAGGCGCACAAGGGCCACAAGGACCACAAGGAGTAGGCGCTCAAGGTCCACAAGGCCCACAAGGGGTCCAAGGCGCACAAGGACCGCAAGGACCGCAAGGGCCGCAAGGGCCGCAAGGACCAAGCGGAGTGCAAGGTCCACAAGGATTAGCAGGAGACAAATATACAACTACCAGTAGTACCAGTCTTACAATTGGCGCTGGCAGTAAAACTTTAACTGTTGAAACAGGATTAAGTCTTGCAGTTGGACAGACCGTTAATATTGCCTACGATGGCAGTAATTTTATGCAAGGTACAGTTACTGCATATAATTCAGGCACTGGGTCACTGACTGTAAATGTAACATCTACAACAGGATCTGGCACGTATGCAGTTTGGACTATATCATTAACTGGTGCGCCAGGTCCGTCAGGTCCAACAGGACCACAGGGATCACAAGGACCACAGGGATCACAAGGACCACAAGGACCGCAAGGCATACAAGGTCCACAAGGACCACAAGGACCGCAGGGACCACAAGGACCGCAAGGCGCTCAAGGACCACAGGGAGTTGGCGCTCAAGGACCACAAGGATCACAAGGACCACAGGGTCCACAAGGACCACAGGGTCCACAAGGACCACAAGGACCACAAGGACCACAGGGAACAGGCGGTCAAACTGGATCTGGGTATGCAAATTTAACTTCTACTAGTTCGGTAACGGTAGGCACAGGAACCAAAACTTTTACTACTTCGGCGGCAAGCACCACAGTAGCATTCGGTGTTGGTCAAAGAATTCGAGCAAGTTATACAACAACACCAACCATTTACATGGAAGGTATAATAACTTCTTTTAGTGGTACTACCTTATCTATTACTTCTGACTATATTGCAGGAGCAGGTACATACAATTCTTGGGCATTTGCTGTTACGGGAGAAGTGGGGTCGCAGGGACCACAGGGACCAACAGGTCCACAAGGTGCAAGAGGACCACAGGGACCACAGGGACCACAGGGACCACAGGGACCAAGTGGTCCGCAAGGTGTTGGTACACAAGGTCCACAGGGTCCAAGCGGCGATAGATATCAAACTACTAGTAGTTCAACGTTATCTATATCTACTGGATCTAAAACACTAACTATAGGAACAAGTTTAGCGTATTCTCCAGGTCAACCTATTATTATCGCTACTGATAGTACCAATTTAATGAGAGGTTCTGTTACTTCTTATAATAGTGGAACAGGTTCTTTAGTAGCAGATATCACTGAAACTGGTGGATCAGGTACATATGCTAGTTGGTCTGTAAATATTAATGGTGCACCTGGACCGCAAGGTCCACAAGGAATTCAAGGTCCACGTGGACCGCAAGGACCACAAGGTCCAATTGGAAACACAGGAGTTCAAGGCCCACAGGGACCACGGGGACCGGAAGGAATTCAGGGACCAACTGGGCCTGGAGACAAATATAATACCACAAGCTCAACGTCATTGGCAATTGGAACAGGGTCTAAGACTTTAACAGTTCAAACAGGTCTGGCATATTCAACAGGTCAGAATGTATTAATAAGTTTTGATAGTTCTAATTATATGATTGGCACTGTAACTAGTTATACTACCGGAACTGGTGCATTAGTAGTTAATGTAGATTCTGCATTTGGATCAGGTACTTATAGTTCTTGGTCTGTTAACTTAAATGGTGCTGTCGGCGCGTCAGGGCCATCCGGCCCGCAGGGACCACGTGGTCCACAAGGCGCACAAGGCCCGCAAGGACCACAAGGTTCACAAGGTCCACAAGGTCCACAAGGTCCAAGTGGCCCACAGGGTGTTCAAGGGCCACAAGGAACAGGACCACAAGGACCCCGAGGACCAGAAGGCGCTCAAGGCCCACAAGGACCAAGCGGTCCACCTAGCACTACTGGAGGACCACAAGGACCACAAGGTCCCCGAGGACCAGAAGGCGTTCAAGGACCACAAGGACCACAAGGTCTTGGAGTCCAAGGACCACAGGGACCACAGGGACCACAAGGACCCCGAGGACCAGAAGGCGTTCAAGGACCACAAGGAACAGGACCACAAGGACCCCGAGGACCAGAAGGCGTTCAAGGACCACAAGGACCACGTGGTCCAGATGGTGCTTCTAGTAGTGTTCCAGGTCCACAAGGACCGCAAGGACCACAAGGAACAGGACCACAAGGACCACGAGGTCCACAGGGACCACAAGGACCACAAGGACCACAAGGACCACAAGGTCCAGCTGGTCCGTCTACGACCATCAATGCAGCAGATACTGCCACATCAAGCACTTTTTATCCAGTGTTTGTTGCAGCCGTAGGATCTAATCAAACAGCATCTGCAGATGATCCAGGATTAAGATATATACCATCAGTGGGAAATCTTACTGTAGTTGGAGGTAGTAGTGGTAACGTTATCAGTGGTAGATTTGTAGGAACTGCAACTTCTGCACTATACGCTGACCTTGCAGAAATATACAAAGCTGATGCAAAATATCAAACTGGAACAGTAATGGTGTTTGATGGAGAGCAAGAAGTTACTATTAGCAATAACTACATGAGTACAAAAGTTGCTGGTGTGATTTCAGAAAAACCTGCTTATTTGATGAATTCAAATTTACAGTCTGAATTTACAGCAATAATTGCACTTCAAGGACGAGTTCCAGCTAAGGTTTTAGGCCCAGTTGGCAAAGGCGATATGTTAGTCACTGCACCAGACGGTCATGTAACTGCATGTAGTTCTCCTATTGTTGGTAGTGTGGTGGGCAAATCATTGGAAAACTTTACAGCAACCGACGATCTTCCTGCTACTATACTTGAAATAGTTGTTGGCAGAACATAATAGGTAAAGCGGTCATCCGCTTTACCGAAATGTACTATATTCGATTTTAACTAAATACTTAAAATCGGAAAAAGTACGGGATGTCACAACAAATAATAAATTTGGGTTCAGGTCCAGACACTCAAACTGGCGATACAGTCAGCGTCGCCTTTACAAAAGTTAATAATAATTTTACCGAATTATACTCTGTATTTGATGGTAATGGCATAACCACCATAAATGCCAACGTTATTTTTGCCAACAATATAGTTACTTCTACTAATGTAAGAACAGGAAATTTACTTGCATACGGTAATATCGAATCTATTGGGTATGTTATCACAGCAGGCGCATTTTATCCTAACGGTGTGCCAATTGGTAGTATTGAATCTATAAATTCAAATTTAATACCAACAGTTTCAAATGTATATACGTTGGGTAACGTTACTCAGCAATTCAGTCAAGCATACATAGGCTCAAATTTAACACTGGCTGGAGCAAATCTTACAGTAATCAACGGCAATTTATATATTAATGGCAGTATCGTTGGAAATTATGGAAATTCTAATGTAGCAGGATACTTGCCTTCGTATACAGGTAATTTAGGCGGAACTATTACAACCGCAAATCAACCGAATATTACCACTGTAGGTACTTTAACAGCCTTAGGTGTTAGTGGTAATCTTGTAGTTGGCGGAAATCTTAGAGTTGAAGGTAATGTAACTTATTTTAATGTTGAAAATTTAACCACAGAAGACCCTATTATTAATTTAAACACAGGAGCTAATGGAGCTCCGCTGTCGTTTAATAATGGATACGATTCTGGTGTTAAAACAAACTATTCTAGTTCAAGCAGCAGATCTGCGTTTTTTGGTAGAATAAACAGTTCTGGATTTTTTGAATATTATTCTAATGTAACTGCTGAAATCGGAAACATTGTTTCTGG